CATTGGGAAGTGCCTGGCCCAGATGGAGAGTTTGGTTTTGGTGGAACTTGTCTACCAAAAGATTTGACTCATGCTTCTGGCCTCGTGTATAATGAGAACAATATTATGAAAACAGCCTTGGAGGCTAACAAAACTAGGAGAGATGATGAGTAGTTTGATAGAAAGAATTAAGAAAAATTCTACAATAAAAGAGTCTGATGTAATTGCAGATTCTAAATTCCTAAATGATAAGGACTTGATACAGACTTCTGTTCCAGCAGTTAATGTTGCATTGAGTGGTAAACTTGATGGAGGTTTGACTCCTGGACTTACAGTATTTGCAGGTCCTAGTAAACATTTTAAGACGGCTTTTGCTATGTTATTGGCAAAGGCATATTTAGATAAGTATGAAGATGGAGTTATCCTATTTTATGATAGTGAGTTTGGTGCTCCACAACAATACTTTGAAACATTTGAAATAGATACAAATAGAGTAATACATAGTCCTATTACAGATATTGAACAACTGAAACATGATAGTATGCAGCAGTTGAATAATCTGGAGAGAGGAGATCATGTAATGATTATTGTAGACTCTGTAGGTAACTTGGCATCTAAGAAAGAAGTAGAAGATGCTTTAGATGGTAAGAGTGTAGCAGACATGACAAGAGCTAAACAAATGAAGTCCTTGTTTAGAATGATTACACCTCATCTAACAATTAAAGATATTCCTGCTATTGTAGTGAACCACACATATAAAGAAATAGGATTGTTTCCTAAAGATGTTGTTAGTGGTGGCACAGGCATTTATTATTCAGCAGACAATATCTACATTATAGGTAGAAGGCAACAAAAGACAGGAACAGAAGTTACAGGTTATGAATTTGTAATTAATGTTGAGAAGTCTAGGTTTGTTAGAGAGAAGTCTAAGATTCCTGTAGAAGTATCTTGGGAGGCAGGTATTAGTAAATGGTCTGGCTTACTAGATATGGCTATTGAATCTGGACATGTTATAAAACCTAGTAATGGTTGGTATCAGAGAATAGATTCAGATACAGGTGAAGCAGTAGAGCCTAAGGTAAGATCTAAAGACTTAGGTAAAAACTTCTGGTTGCCTATATTACAAGACAAAACATTTTCTGATTGGATTAGAAATAGATATACTATAGGCGCTGTAGATATGATGGCAGCAGAAGTCTCGGACGAAGATATTGAGAAAGAATACGACAAAGTGTGATAGGTGTGGAGACAAACTTAATCTAAAGAAAGATAAAGCATATTGTTTCCATAGTGATGAACAAGAAGTTTATATCTGTATCCCTTGCGTTCGAGAAGTATATACTGATTATGTAAAATTTAATGGTGATGGAAAGTTTATCCCAGATGAAGAACCGAATTGAACAAGTAATATTAGAAAATTTAATTAAGGATGATGACTTTGTAAGAAAAGTCATTCCTTTTCTAAAGCCTGAATACTTTATGGCATTTGAAGACAATAAAGTATTTAAAATTATTCATGACTTTGTAGAAAAGTATAACAATCCGCCTAGTAAACAGGCAATCGTATTAGCATTGAATGAAGATAAGAGTTTGAACGAAGACACTCATGCTAAATGTATGGAGGTTGTTAATACATTAAATGGTGATGAAGTAGATAAAGCCTGGTTAGTAGATGAAACAGAAAAGTTCTGTAAAGATAAGGCTTTGTATTTGGGTGTTATGGAAAGTATCCAGATAATAGATGGTAAAAAGAAAGACATGTCTACAGATGCTTTGCCCGAGATATTATCTCAGGCATTACAAGTAGGATTTGATACTAATGTAGGACATGATTTTATTGAAGATGCTGATAAACGTTTTGATTTTTACAACAGACTAGAAGAAAAAGTTCCTTTTGATCTTGAAATGTTTAATAAGATTACAGAAGGTGGATTATCTAACAAGACATTAAATATAGCTCTGGCGGGCACGGGTGTAGGTAAATCCTTGTTTATGTGTCATATGGCGTCTGCTAATATTGCAGCAGGCAAAAATGTATTATACATTACTCTTGAAATGGCAGAAGAAAGAATAGCAGAACGTATTGATGCTAATCTTATGAACTTGCCTATAATGGAACTCAAGGATTTATCTAAACCTATGTATGAAGACAGAATACAAAAGTTGAAAGATAAGTATGAAGGCAGATTAATTGTTAAGGAATATCCTACAGCATCTGCACATGCAGGACACTTTAAGGCTTTGATAAATGAATTGAAACTAAAAAGAAACTTCTTTCCAGATATAATTTTTGTAGACTATTTGAATATATGCACAAGTTCTAGATTTAGGCCTGGCAGTAGTGCTAACTCCTATACAATTATTAAGAGTATTGCAGAAGAGCTTAGGGGCTTAGCAGTAGAACAAGATGTTCCTATATTTAGTGCTACACAAACAACAAGAGGTGGTTATAATTCTAGTGATGTAGATTTGACAGACACCTCAGAAAGTTTTGGTTTGCCTGCTACAGCAGACTTGATGTTTGCTATTATTAGCACAGAAGAACTAGAAAACATGGGACAGTTTATGATTAAACAATTAAAGAATAGATATGCTGACCCTACAAGAAACAAAAGATTTATGATTGGTGTTGATAGAGCTAAGATGAAACTGTTTGATTTAGAACAGTCTGCACAGACAGCACTTACAGACGCCAACATAGACGTTCCGGTATTTGATAGAGGAAAACAGGAAGACAAATATGGAGACATTAAATTTTAATGATATCGAATGGGAAGTATTGGACACACCAATCGCGAAAAGATATTCTAAGTTTCTAAAAGATAGAGAAGACACAAAACAATTCTTCTATATGGGAGAAACAAAAACACAAATTAAAGACGAAATAGAAAAGATAGCATACATGAAAGGTGCTCCTACTATGGACTTGAATGATCTACATGAATATTTCGCAGATCATGAGGACGATGAGGACTTACAAAGACTAAATCATCTTATTCATTATTATGAATTGATAGATAATAATTATCCTCCTCGATGGGGTTTTGAACCTACAGCAGATTATATTGGATTGCTTGAAGAAGACTTTGATCAGTTTACATTAACAAGACAATATGGTTATTTGTATATAGGTTATCCTCATGTAGGCAAACATTTTGCCGAGATAGTATTTTCTAATGATGTAGATATTAAAGAAGAACAATATCATCCTCAGGAAATATGTAGAACAAATTTTTTCTGTTGGCTAGGTAAAGAGATTTCTAGTCCGCCTGTAACGTTTTGGAATAAAGCACAAAAGGTTCATAAACAGGTAAAAGATAGATTAAATTTGCCTGAAATGGATGATCCTGCATTGCGCATGGGCTATATTCCGTTCGCCAAGTTAAAGACTCGTATAAATAGTAATGAACTTGTTAGTCACCTATTGAAAGTGAAACAAAGTTCTACTAATTATACGGAGTTATTTAATGGCTGAAGGTAAAAGAGAAAATTTTGTTGAAATCAGTTTAGATGAATACGAAGAACTCAAAGCACAAATACCAGACCCAGACGAAGAAAAAGTTTCTGGCAAACCTTGGTGGCAAGCACCAGATGAAAGAGGTTGGATTTGGGTAGCACCTGAGTATTTCAGTAGATGGAGATTATTTCCACGTGCTTTTATATCCATGTATATCTACTTGTTATTTGAAGTAACAATGTGGTTCATGGCTTTACCAGACCCTAATTCACAACAAGCAGGACTTGTTTCTGTTATTGTAGGGGCTGGAGCTGCTTGGTTCGGACTATATGTAAACAGCACATCAACAGACTTTAAGAAAGATTAACATGCCTACAATAGAATTAAGCACATACTATGTTGAGTTCATAGGGTTTTTACTTACCTTGATGTTAGGTCTAGGTTTGAAAGACTGGGCTGGTTCTTTCATAAAGGGTATGAAATTCAGAATAAATCCTGCCTTTAAAGAAGGAGACAAAGTATTATTAGATGGTTGTCCAGCACTAATAGTTAAGATAGGATATTCAGAAACAGTATTTGGAGTATATGGAAAAGATGGTTACACCTGGAGATATGTCCCTAATACTAGAATAGAGTATTTGAAACTAGAAAAGATTGTTGACCCTGAACTACATAGGGACACAGATCAAGAAAAAGCACAAAGAATAATAGACGCAATACAAGACGCTAATATTGAGGCCAACCAACAGGAGATAACAAAAATAAAAAATGGAGACA